AGCCACATAGTTCACATTTCATCCTTCTGGGGATCATCCATATCATGCATATTTGCCCCTATGCAAGCATGGACTAAACCCAGTCGTGATTCATGCTACATGGTATGTAGGCCGCATAGAAGATGTTTAGCCCTCTAGCTTATCTACATTACCATTCTCTTCACAGATGCAATTAACAATAATCTTTCTAAATTATCTTCTTGAGCAACAGTGTAATTGGATAGTGTGTGTTCCCATGGAAATCCCGGTTGAAAAACAGTTCCAGCTGGCATCGCTGAATCTCTTCTAACGTTTGCTACTATTGAATATTCCACTGAATGAGAATCACATAGAACGGACTCTGTGGTAGCATCTAATATACTTAATGTTAACATATATGTAGCCTGAAAATGATAAGGTCCACCTTGTGGAAAAATTCGTTGAACGTATTGAGTCATAGCAGCTGGTCTAATCATGTCAATTGTTATTCTATAAGAATCAAAAGTTCTTACAGTAACTATTCCCATATTTCGAACCATATCAATTAGTTGACCATTATTATAGAATTCAATGGTAAATGTTCCATTCATTAATTGTACCGGATTAAAAAGCCAAGTTGTTTGATTATTAGGATCAGGTAAAATAGTTGGGTTGCTTATATTTGGAGCACCAGCTTCTATTTTCATTAAAACGTTTGATATGGGTCTTTTTAGTCTGCCATTATAAACGAAGCGTTGTGTATTGTTTGGTGCATTTTCAGCTAGGGTGGAATCAAATGCTGCAATTTGACAAGTATTACTTGTTGTATAATATCTTAAACCCATGACGCTTCCAAATTGTGGATTTGCGCGTTGTAAAATATACGAATTTTTATATTCAAACAACATTGGATTTTTATACTCATATACAGGATTCTCACGTCTTGATTGAGCATTCCAATTTTTAATAGATTGAGAACTATTATTAAAATTAATTGTTTTAAATTTTGATGAAGATAATAATATAAGAGCTGGTGATTGAGGTTGCATACCATTTCTTGAAGCTTCTCTAACAATTTCATCATCACATACAGCTTCTATAAAAGATGATAAAAAATCGATTATGCCTCTAGTTGATTGAACATAATTATCATCTAAATTTAATAAAGTTGTACCCAATTGTGGCAGCTGAAAATTCCACTCTTTCTGAGGCTGTGTTCCAATGCCACCAGTATGAAAAATATTTCCATTTAAAGTTCTAATCAATTCATTCGTCTGTTGTACAACATCTTCTACATTAGTATAAATTGTTCCAACCACAACTTTCTTTTTAAGATCTGACACAGTTTTCGCTATAGAAAAAAGTACATCCATTGTGAATGAGATTTTAAATGCC